AACCTTTTCTTCCTCGGTCATGTTCTGGGTCTGATTTCTGAACGCTGCGACAAGTTCAGTCTCAGCTGGACCAAGATATTCATTTGCCTTGTCATCTTTTGCAATAGTCGGATTATCCGTACGTCCGAGCAGGTAGTCGGTAGATACGTTGAAGTAGTTAGCAATTTCTGCGATACGTTCAGCATTTGGCGTAGAGTTTTTTATCTTATACAGTGTATTTCTGCCATAACCCAAGTCTTCTTCGACTTGTCCAAGAGCTTTTCCACGCTTTTTTGCTAATTCTTTAATTTTTTCAAATGTCTCAAACATTGTTAAATCAACCTTTCTAAGACATTACAAAAAAATTTAACAAATTTGGTGTAAAAAGGTTGACTAATTATCCCAAAAGGTGTAAAATGTTTTTTGTAAGTAAGTTACAACTAAAAAAACAACTAAGAAAATAAATCATAAAAAATGTTTTGGCGAACGGTATTTATAGATTTATCATTGTTTTTATTATGCTTTCATTTTAGCCGATTTGGTGTGAGTTGTCAAGTGTAATGCAGAAAAATAGTTAAAATTTTAGTTGTTTCTTATTTACAAATTAGTAAAGAGGGAGGGACGTATATGCCAGATATCGCAAATGGTCGTGAAAGAGTTAATGCTTTCTTGAAAGAGAAAGGGATCAAAAAAGCAACTCTAGCGGTTGCTTACGGCTTTAAGCGACAGGAAGTGACAAACATTCTAAGTGGAACAACAAAAGGTCCACGAGCGAACAGTTTTATTCTTCAGGTGATTGAAGATTACGGGATTGAGTAGCACAAAAAAGCACCTAACAGAAGTCAGGCGCTAATCAAAATAACTAACTGAATTATAACACGAAAGGAGCAAAAATGGAAGCAGTTGAAATTGTAAGAATTAAAGATGTAATCATCGAAAAGGTTTCGGCTAATGATGAAGAATTAGAACACATCTTTGGATGCTCGAAACGGCAAGCGGGAGACATGAGACGCGAGATGAAGAAGCTACCTAGCCAACAGAAGCATCTTAGGAATGATGGCCAACTTGTCACGATTAAAGGTTTTGATGCCTACCTGAAATACAGAGGCAGTCGAGATTGGAAAAAAGAAATGGTGAAAAGCAAGAAAATGAGGTCAGTCGGATGAACCTACTAACAAGAATTAAAAACTACTTTTCGGAAGAGGTCGAAGAAACCAATCTGGACTGGAGAGTGGTCGCTCTGGATCTCAATCAATCACTGATTGAAACACAGGGAAAACTTCAAAATGCCAATCAGCGTATTGCTGATCTTGAAAACATTGTAGCAATTTACAAAGAAAAGGAGGATGCAAAATGATGGAATACTTATATTTCGTGATAATCGTAGGAATTGCTCTCTGGTCACTAGTAAATACGCTGGATGACCACGCTGAAATGAAGAAGCAAGAGCGTCAGATGATAGCTAACAATGTCGCACGTATGAATCTGAGAAATTCAGATAAGCAATTTACGTACGACGTGCAACCGCCTGTAGGACTCGCAAAATGTGTAGAAGAAGGAGTTTAAAATGGTCCGAAATAAATTGACAGATTTAACCAATACTCTTTTTGCTCAGTTGGAAACATTGGACGACAGGGATCTTACTGCAGATGAATTAAAGACCGAGCTTCAACGATCAAAACAGATGGTCGCAATCTCGGGTCAAATCTTACAAGCCGGCCAGTTGGCGCTAGATGCCGAGAAGTTCAAAGACAAGGTAGGTGAAGTTAATGCCCCGATCGCTTTGCTGGAAGGATGAGTACACGGAGTACATGCACGAGATATGCCCTGGCCGACTAACTCCTGAAGTAACCAGGTTACTAAATGAGAAATTTGGTACGACCTATACCAAGACTCAAATAGGAGAAGTACGCAAACGTTTAGGGTTACCAGTTGGAAAAGTATATCAAGGTAGATTGTTGACCAAGGAGCAACACGACTACCTTATATCGATCCAAAAAAATAAGATTTCTCGTGATGTCGCAAATGAAATGAACCGAAAATTCGGATTATCACTGACTGAGAAACAGATTAAGAGTTATCGGAGAAATAATAACCTACATAGTGGGTTGACAGGGAGGTTTGAGAAAGGTCAGACTCCTCACAATAAGGGGAAGAAGTATCCCAATATGCCAAAAAACAGTGGACAGTTCAAAAAGGGTAATAGACCTCCGAATTATGTTCCTGTCGGTACTATCAACTACACAACAGATGGGTACCCAAAAGAGAAAATTGGAGAACCTAATCAATGGGTTTTGAAGCATCGCAAGGTCTGGGAGGAACAACATGGCCAGATACCAAAAGGGCATTCAATCGTTTTCCTGGACGGTGATAAAACAAACTATGATATTTCAAACCTGGCATGTTTATCTAAAAACGAGATTGCTAGAATGAATCAAAATCATTTATTTACGTCCAATGCTGATTTGACTAAATCTGGTATTGGACTAACAAAACTTACAAACAAAATTAGAGAGGTAGAAAAAAATGGCTAGTTTATACGAACTAACAGGGATTTTTAAACAAATCAATGATATGGAAGGGCTGGACGAAGAAACAAAAGCTGATACTCTGGATTCGATTGATTGGACTGACCAGTTCGAGGAGAAAGTCGAAAATACGGTCAAGGTTATCAAAAATAAAGAAGCTGATAAGAAACAGCTTAAAGAAGAGATTGACCGTCTTACGGCACGATGCATGTCGATTGATAAGGACATCACACGCCTTAAAACTGGCTTACAAGGAGCCTTTGAAATCACCGGACATGACAAAGTTAAGGGGTTACTCTTCACTGTTTATCTGGCAAAAAATCAACCTTCAGTCATTGTGGACGAGGATCTGCTGCCTAAGAAATATTTTGTGAAGAAACTGAGTCCGGACAAAACAACCATCAAGGAGTTGCTTAAGGCTGGCAAGAAGGTCAAGGGTGCTACCTTGCAAGAAAGTAGAAGTTTGAGGATTAAGTAATGGAATTGATGAATAAAACACGAGTAACAGATTCACTAGCAGTTGTGATTGGACCAGAATCAATTGAAGTACTTGTTACTGAAGGCTTTCTATTTGATGTTGCAATTCGTTTTGTAAAAGTAGATGAAACAAATCTTGATCAGGGAAATGAAAAGCCGGTATTTACTCCAAAGTACAAATTGGTCACAGTTGCTAAATACAAAGAAAAACCTATCTTTGAATCGGAGGAAGATATTCGAAGATTCGAAAAACAAGCAAAAGAAATTAAGTCGCTATTTGCCTTTGCAAAGGTAAATAAACAAAATTGGTTTAACACGGCCCTTTATCCAGGAGTGCTGACGGAGAAAGTTGGTGTCTGATGAAAATTTTAGCAATTGATCCATCAAGCAACAAAATTGAAACCAGTACAACAGGGATAGTACTCTTGGATAATGCGAGGCTGGTTGATTACTGGGTGGTCCCTTATGGAGGCCAAAATTTTAAAACTTGGTTTAAGAAAATTGGTCGGAGTCTTGAATTTGACATAGTGGTCGTTGAAAAATTTGAGGTTAGGGACAATGATTATTCCAGGGATAACTCGGTTGTAGAAACTATTGCAACCATTGAACTATGCTATCCGAATTTGGTTCTGCAACGAAATGCTGGCTATCAGACAGATATACCAAACGACTTACTAAAAGCCTTAGGGCTGTGGAACTTTGACAAGAGTCATCACAACGATGTGAGGGCAGCAGCAAGGCTCGGGCTCTTCTATGCCCAACGGAATGACATCGAGGAGGTGATTGTGGACATTGGCAATCGAATTACGCAAATGGCAAGCTGAAGCAGTTAAACGAAGCGATCGTAATTGCCCTGGGATTTTCCTTGAGGCGTATGGAGGGCGTGGTAAGACCATCTGTGCTTTTGAAATAGCAAAGCACAAGTCAGCAAAAAAAATCCTGGTTATCAATAATCGTTTAGCTATCCTGAACGGATGGAATAGCACTTATCAAAATCTAGGATACAACACTGATTTTGAATTAGAAACGATGACGGACCGCAGATTGCAGAACAGGCTTACAAGTGGTGAGTCTATTGAGTGTGATGTGTTCATTATTGACGAGTGGCAGAACATGTCTAGTGATGCCAACGTGAAGGCTTATCGCAAGGTCAAACGTGGCTATACAGTTGGACTATCAGCAACCCCAATCAGAAAGAAGGGGCAAAACTTCTACCCTCTAGAAAAAACATTTTTTGGGATGGCTGATCCTAACCAAAAAGAAAACTGGCAACTAGCCCATGGAAAGATGAAGTATTCCAAATTCAGCTATTCTAAGCAAGAATGGGATGACTTCCGAGACTATGAAAACTATGTAAGCAATCTGCCCAACTTTTTTCGATGGGAGGAAGTCGAAGCCATTGAGGAAGCAGAAGAAAATAACGGATTTGAGGTTGTCTTTGAACCTATCTGGTGTTTAACTGCTAATCCGGAGGAATTAGAGCAATTTAGAAAATTGAATATTGTTGGAAAAGATGGTAAGTACGCCATGGCAAAACAGACATTTGGCCGAAAAACTTTCGAACGATACTTAATCCAGACTGGTTTTGAGGTTGACTTTCCAAAATTGAAAGCAGTTAATGCAGATACTCCAATGCTACTTCAATTGGATCTTCTGCTGGCCAGTAAGACAGAAATGTTGATAGTTAGCAAATCCAAGCAGATTGTAGAGGTCATCAGAGAGCGGCACCCAGAAATTGGTATTTGGACTGGAGACAAGAAGGACTCCTTAGAACAGACAAATGTGGTTGCTACAAGCCAGGTTTTGGGTGTAGGAGTTGATGGCCTTCAGCATAAATTTAAAACTATTGTGGTCTTAGACCCTGTTAATCCATCTGATGGAGATTATGACGATTATCGCCAACTTTTATGGCGAGTAACAGGCAGCCGTCAACAACATGACGTGCGTGTCATTGAATTTTATTTTTAAGGAGAATCAAAATGAAACTTTCAAGTGATTATATTGTAATGCGTGACAAACAAAACGGACATTTTTTAAATGAACTCAAGAACAAGCGTTCTTCATTAGCTACTCAGGCCGGTTTTGTGGATGATATTCGAGGCGCTCTTACAATGCCATATGATTGTTATCTTGAACAGAAAACAGCGCTAAAAGCATTGGCTAAAACACACGGAATGGAGATTGTTCGGGTTAAGGCTACATTTGATCTAACTTATCCAAATGGTGGCGATGTTCAAAAAATCGAGCGTCAAAATACTAAGCCTGATTTGTTTGATCTATTGAGAAGTTTATAAAGGGGAACTGTATGGTAACAAAACAACAATCCCCAATCTTTGTCACTTTACAGAGCATTCAGCAGAGTTTAGTTGCTCCAAAAGGACAGTATAACAGTTTTGGGAAGTATAGCTATCGAAGCGCAGAGGACATCTTAGAAGCGCTGAAGCCAATACTGAAGGAACATGATGCGGTGTTGATTTTACAAGATGGAATTGTACAAATCGGTGACAGGTACTATGTTGAAGCAACTGCGACTCTTTATGCGGTTGGTGAAACTATTGGGACTACAGCCTATGCTAGAGAAGATGATAGCAAAAAAGGGATGGATGGTAGTCAAGTTACAGGTGCTGCATCCAGCTACGCCCGAAAATACGCCCTAAACGGACTTTTTATGATCGATGACAATAAGGATCCTGACACGGATGAATATCATAATCAGAATAGCCAAGCAGGCCGTACGTCGCAAAAACCAGCTCAAAAAACAAATAGCCAGCAAAAGCAACCGGCTAATGCTCCAGCTAAAAGTAACGGAGCCAAAACAATTACAGGAGCACAGGCTAAAACCATTCGGACAGAACTCAAAAATATGGCTGAAGCTACAGGGAGTCCTGCTGCAACAATTGGAAAATGGTTCATCGATAAAATGGGTGTTGATAAACCTGAAAGCATTCCAGCTGATCGATTGAAGGAAGCTCAGAAGATTATCGCAGATGCGAAGAAAGCAAGAGGTATTGAGTAATGGGATATACGGAACTGGGGCGCAAACGTCCGATTGAATTACAGATTGATTATTATGATAAGATCCTAGTCTATCAGCATCAAGGTGAGATTTGGGGTGTATGTTATAAGCACGGAGAAATTGATTGTGTTTACAACTACACTGAGAACGATTTCTTTTGGCTTGAAATTTCAGATATGTCCTTAAAAGAAATTGTTACTAAAATTATCAAGCCTTTGAAGAGAAATAACCCTGGATTATACTCATTTCATGAGAGTACGTTCAGTAGAATTTTGGAGGTAATAAAATAATGATTAACAATGCTGTACTTGTAGGGCGCATGACCCGTGATGCTGAACTCCGCTATACACCGCAAAATGTAGCAGTTGCGACTTTTACTCTTGCAGTAAACCGTACATTCAAGAGTCAAAATGGCGAACGTGAGGCTGATTTCATCAATGTCGTTATGTGGCGCCAACAGGCTGAAAATCTTGCTAACTGGGCTAAAAAAGGCTCTCTTATCGGGATCACAGGTCGTATCCAGACTCGTAGTTACGATAACCAGCAAGGACAACGTGTCTACGTGACAGAAGTCGTGGCTGAGAATTTCCAAATGTTGGAAAGTCGTAATCAACAAAGTTCGAATGATACATTTGGGAATGACAACCCGATGGATATTCAAGACGACGATTTACCATTCTAAGGAGTTACTAAATGGGAATGAAAGAACATGCCTTGGCTTATCAAAAAAAAGGATTTTCGGTTATTCCTATTAGTCCTTCAAATAAGCAACCGATGATCAAATTTGCTGATAAACCAGCTATGACTGCGCAAGAAATTGAGGATTTTTGGAGTCAGTATCCGGATAGCAACATTGCTGTTCGGACTGATAAATTCTTCGTTATCGATGTGGACCTGCACGGAAAGGCTAATGGCTATGAGAGTCTGGCTAATTGGGAGCATCTGAACTTGATAACTCCAACACTGCAGGCAAAGACAGCTAGTGGCGGTAAACATATTTTTTATTTTAAACATCCTGATGTGTCCATGACCCAGATGATTGGATTTCTGCCTGGTGTGGATATCAAAGCACATCCAAATAATTACGTACTGGTTGCTCCGTCTAAAACTTCCAAAGGCGTCTATGCTTGGGACAAGAAAAAGTCCAAAGAGGGTGGCACTATGGTCACGGCTAGTCGATCTCTTGTAATGGCCATCAAGAAGGAATACAACAAAAAGAACTCTGGTAGTGACCTGGATAATATCTACTATCAAATCAGCAAAGGTGCTGGCAAACGAAACAGAACAACCGAATTATTTGAAATGGTTGTTCTAGGCTTCGGAGATGAAGGCAGCAGAAATGATACACTTGCAAAATTTGTAGGCGGACTCTTGAGCAGGTCAGTGGAGCCGAACTGTATACTGCAACTAGCAGAAACAGCCAATAACAATTCAGTAGAACCTCTTAGTCACAAAGAATTAAGTAGGACTGTCGAATCGATGATCAAGAAACACATGAGGGGGGGTGGCCATAATAGGTGATGTTACGAATATTTCAATCAAGCAATTTTCGCGCAGAAAGAAAAAAATCTTAAACGAAGAAGGTGAACAGATTGAAATTGAATCTATTGTGGCTGACAGTCCTAGAAATGTTCTGCTTGCAATGAAAAGCGATAACAAGCTCAATGACTTTCTCAGGCACAATGAATTTACTGGTGAACACGAAATTGTGGAGGATGTCAAGCTAGATGCTATCCAGTTGAGAAAGGGTCAGCTACCTTCAGCCTTTGAATCCTACCTAAGCGTGTATTTAGAAAATCACTTCAAAACAGTCTTTAAAGCCGGAGCGTTAAGGGACGGCATTGAAGCATTTTTTGCAGAAAAAACCTACAATCCGGTTAAAGAATATATGGAAAATGCTTATGAGTCATGGGATCATAAAGAACGACTTGCCCAGGTATTTCAAACTTGGTTGGGTGCTGAGGACAATATCTATGTCCAAAGAATAGCTGTAATGTTCTTTGTTGGTGCGGTCTCTAAGGTTTTTAACCCATGGGTTAAATTTGACTACACGCTGGATCTTGTCGGTGGCCAAGGTGCTGGTAAGACCACTTTCTTGCAAAAGATAGCTGTTGATTGGTACACGGATTCGGCTAAAGATTTTATGGACAAGGACAACTATGAGATTATGCTGAAATCACTGATCGTCAACGACGATGAGATGGTTGCTTCCAGGAAGACTACTTTTGACGAACTCAAAGCCTTCGTGACTAAAACAGAACTTTCTTTCCGTAGATCCTACGGTCGAAGGGCCGAAAAATTCCCTAAAAACTTTGTGATCGCAAGGACCAGCAATAAAATTGAGTACCTGGGAGACAAGACTGGCGAGCGGCGCTTTCTGCCTGTGCTGGTGGATGCAGGCCAGCAGTTTGTAAAGCCATTTGATATGACCGATCATGATGTACTCCAGCTTTGGGGTGAAGCAGTTGCCATCTACAAAAAAGGATTTATGCTTACCTTTGATGATGAGTTCGAAAATGAGCTTGCGGTCTATAAGGAGCGTTTCACTTATAAAGATGAGGCAGAATCACAGGTCTACGATTATCTTGAAATGCTAGTCCCGGAAGAGTGGGAAGACTTTTCAGTTTCTCAGCAATATCAATATACCTGGTGCTACTTCAATGATGGTAGCTATCGCAATGAGTCTGGTCTGATATATGAAGGTGTGAAGCTTCAATCGAGTGTGTCTGCCAAACAGATATTAAAGAATGTTTTTGACATTGATAGTGCGAGAGGTGAAAAGATTGCTAGGAAAATCAAGTTGATTATGGACAACAATCAGGATTGGGAATACAAAATAAAGAAGGTTAAAGGTAAGACACTACGTGCATATTTTAGAAAAAATATACAAACAGAAGTGATGTAACCTCGGTGAAAGTGATGTAACCTTTTGGGTGAAAAATGGTCAAAAATCGTGCTTCGGTTACATCAGGTTACATCATTGATGTAACCGCAGGAAAAGCTAGTGATATCAAGGGTTTGATTACTGTTTTTGATAAAATTTTAAAAAAAGTGATGTAACCCTCCTAAACCCTTGATAATACTGATGTTTTGAGGTGTCTATTAGTAAGGTTACATCATTTATATAAAATATTTAATAAGTAAAAATAGCAAGTGCTATAAACGTTGATATAACAGCATTCTTGTTTTTTATAAAATATGTTTTTCAAAAAGTGATGTAACCTGTAACCTTAGAAAAAATATTCATTGAACAAACATATTTTTTAATAAATTAAGGAGAAGAAATGTCATATACAGTAACACTATATTTTGACAATATGGTAGATGAAACTCACTTCTTTAAGAAAGAGGGAGATGCTGCCAAATGCAAGGTTCAGCTTGAGAGCAAGTATCGAGGGGAACGATTGTATAAAGTAGAACTTGAGGAGGTGGAGTGATGATTATCAATAATTATAAATATGATTATTCAAGTGGCAGAATCTGCTACACAATTGATGTTGATGGCTATGAAAAAGCCATGGAACACACAAAGACAGAATACGGAAGTGTACAAAGAAATGATATTGATGATTTCTTAAGTACGGTTGAGGAATACGACTTTCAAGAAGCTGAGATGATTGAAGCATTCGTTGACTTTCAAAATGATTTGCTCTTATATGGAATTGGTTTTGAATTGAGAAATGAGGTCACGAGATGAAACGAACTAAACGACACCCATCTAGATACTTCATTCCTGAACTTATTGAAGATGAAGATATTATCTTTAACAAAGATAGCGAATATCACAAGCAGAAGAAAAAAGAAAAGAAAAATCCCATTTTTAAAAGAAATAAGCCTAAAAGGTAAGGAGATCACAGAATGAAAAACACACTAATTCGCTTCTTGCTCGCATGGTCGCTTATCGCTACTTGCTTGTTATTCATGCAACAGAAACCCTTACTTGTCTATCACGCTGATAGTAAGTATCAGATTACTGGCAAGGTTACGGAAAAACGTAAAATCGGAAATCTATTCACTATCACGGTAAACGGGAATGTGTTTGTGGTGAGTGAACAGAAATACAATCATATAGAAATCGGAGATAATATCGAATTATGAACACACTAGAAAATGTAAAGCAATGGTTTATTGATCGTGATTTAGAAAACGGTGGACGACTAGACAAGCAGTCTTTGAAACTTAGCGAAGAGTTCGGTGAGTTATGCGCAGGCTATCTCAAGAAGAATGAGCAACTGACCAAGGACAGTATCGGAGATTGCGCAGTTGTGATTGTCGGTCTGGCCTTGCTGATTAAGGTAGACGTGCAGGAGATTTTTGAGGAAGTTTTTAGCGACGGATGCCATGTTATAGAATGTCTGGTCTTTTTGAATAGGACAATCAGCAATATTCAGTTATCAAATGGATTCACGGATAAAGATCTATATATAGTCGATTTAACTCGTTCAATTTATTGGTTAAAATCAATCAGCAATATTCTCGGTTATGATTTTGATGAATGTTTTGAACTGGCATACCAGGAAATTAAAGACCGCAAGGGTAAATGGATTGACGGGGTGTTTGTGAAAGAGGAGGATTTATAAAATGAAAAGACTAGGAGTTGTATTAGGGGCGGTATTTGTAATCGTTGTATCTCCGTTTGTTGTTCAGTACGGATGGAATGAAATTATCACAACGATTGTTCCTGTCAGTAAAATTACAGTCTGGCAAGCATTAGGGATGGATGCACTACTATCTTTCATCTGGCCTGTGTTATCTAGCAAAAAAGAATCTGAAGAGGATTATTCATATGCTGTAAAAAGCAGTATTTCAAAAATCATTACATGTGCATTATTGATATGGTTAGCTAGTTTGTTTATTTAAGGAGGATTTGGGATGATACCGAATCAAAATTACATGTTGTCAATAGGATTTACTGCTATTTGAAGGAAAAATCATTTGAAAGGACAGACAATGAAACCTAAAAAATATCCGTATTCAGGAAAACTAAAGCTGATTAGACAGACATTGCCAAGGTTCGTCTTACTAGGAAATGCCGCCTTTAACAGCAATTTGGTGAAATACATTGATACAATAAAACAAGTGGCACCAAATCAAACGATCGTCTATTTTAAAATCCCTAAATTCCTTTCGCACGAGGAGAAGTATGTACGGGTACCTCTCAAAATCGGTGAGGTCGTCAAGATTTTAAACCGATGATAAACAAAAAAGCCAAGGCGCTCTCTGCCTCAGCTATAATCTCAATAATATTATTATACCACAAAAGGAGATAGAGAGTGAACAAGGCTAAAGAGTTACTTGATGAACTACAGAATTTGGATGAAGAGATACAGAATCGAATAGACGAACTTGCTAATCTTGAAGCTAGTTTACTTTCTAGTCCTAAAATGAACATGGATAAGATTCAAGGTGGTCAGAAGGTTCGATTAGATGAACGTTACATCGATATTTTTAGCATGCAAGATTCCTTGAAAGAGTACATGAAGCAAGCAACTGCTGAAGCTATCCAGCGAAGAATTGAGCTCAGTAAATTGATTGATAAAATACCTAAGCCTGCAAGTCGAACAATTTTAAGGATGGTGTATATTCAGAAAGCAAGCGTGTATGATATGATTGAATTTTTACAATGCAGCAAGACTACTTTCTACAAAAAGAAGAAAGATGCAATCCGTGAATTGGGTGTTGTAGTTGATAAAAGCGAACTAATGTGAACTAGGTTGAAGCGCACTGGTCTAACAATCGTGCTATTATAGTATCATCAAGAATTAAGGGTAAGGCAGTAAGCCTTCCCTAACATGGAGAGTTGGCAGAGTCCGGTTGAATGCGCCCGTTTGCTAGACGGGTGGTCGCCTATGTGCGTTCCGTGGGTTCGAATCCCACACTCTCCTTTGAGTGTTTGTGTCCCAGAATGAGTTAAATCTTCTGGGTGGGGATTCATATATCACTCATTAACTTACAAATGGTTGCGGAGCGACTGGACCTCGCATGATTGCGTAGCTACTTATATCCTAGGTAAGTTATAAGCTAGAGGGTTTAATTCCCTCAGAGGTTTTAAATGACTACAAAAAATAAAAAAAGGAAAACTTTCAAATTGATTTCTAATTAACACAAAAGGTAGTAGTCGCCTTGCATTAAGTCACTCATCGAGTGGCTTTTTTAATTATTAAAAAGGTGGTGATGGAAAATTGAATGAAAGACAAAGACGATTCGCAGATGAGTACATCATCAGCGGGAATGCAACAGATGCAGCTATTAAGGCAGGGTATAGTGAAAAGACTGCTAGAAGTCAAGGACAAAGATTGTTGACAAAAGTTGACATTTCTGAATATATCAAAAAAAGAATGGATGAAATTCAGGACGAAAAAATCCTGACTCAAAAACAAATTCTTGTGATGTTGTCAGAGATTGCATCAGGTCAGGCAAAAGAGACAATTGTGGTCACGACAAAAGTAGCTGAGTTGATGACTGATCCTGTGACTGGTAAGTCTGTAAAAGTATACAACGAAATCCCTCAACTTGTCGAATATCCAACAAAGAACAGCGATAGGAACAAAGCTTTGGAGTTACTAGGGAAACGACATCAAATGTGGACTGATAAAGTAGACATCAATGCTATAGTTACCGAGACTAAGAAGTTTGACGATATCGTTAGTCAGCTAGGCGGTGATGGACTTGACGAATAGCTTCCCTTTATCTCAAAAGTACATTGATTTTTGCAATAGCTTTAATAATGTTGATGCGGACTTTTTGGAAGGTACAACGGCAGCTGGAAAAACAACGGTTGGTGTTGGTGTCAAGTTTATGCGAGCAGTCAGCAGGAGCACGAAGAAGTTCCACATCATTGCAGCAAAGACAGTTGGTGTAGCTGAAAAGAATATCATTAATCAGGATAACGGAATTTTAGACATCCATAAAACAGCCGTCTACTGTGGTAATGGTGATAAAGATTCGAAGATTCCTCACATCAAGTTTGAGGGGAAAATCATTTATGTATTGGGGTATGACAATAAGGAAAAATGGAAGCTGGTTCTCGGTGGACAGTATGGATGTGTCTATATTGATGAGGTCAACACAGCTGACATTGAGTTTGTTCGTGAGTTGTCCACACGTAATGATTATTTGATGGCAACGCTCAATCCGGATAATCCTGATTTACCAGTCTACAAAGAGTTCATCAACAAGGCGAGACCGTACAAAAAATACGCAGGCGATGTGCCGGAAGAAATTATGCGAGACCTATCAGAGCCAGCTAACCCTAAATGGCGTTACTGGTTTTTTACGTTTAATGACAACCTGTCACTGACACCAGAAGCCATCCAGAAGAAAAAGGATGCGGCACCAGTTGGGACTAAGCTCTACAAAAATAAAATCCTTGGCCTACGTGGACGAGCAACAGGAATTGTCTTCGTTAATTTTGATAGCAAAAAACACGTATTGAGTAAGTCTTTTGTAAAGAATACGGTCACGTTCCAACGGTTCACAGCTGGACTAGATACAGCTTACTCAGCAAGTAGTCCGGATACAATTGCAATGATTTTCCAAGGGATATCAGATGATGGGAAGTTATATACGCTGGATGAGGAAGTCTATAACAACGCTGAGCTTGATGTGCCGATTGCTCCATCTGATACTGTGGTCAAGTTTATCAATTTCCTAGAACGCAACCGTAGTGAATGGGGATTGGCGCGTGATGTCTTTGTTGATAGTGCGGACCAAGCAACGATTACAGAATTAAACAAATACAAGCGACAATACGGCTGTCTGTATATCTTTAACAATGCTTATAAGAAAACCAAGATTATTGACCGGATCAACTTCCAAATTGGTTGGTTAGCTCAAGGTTGCTACTATGTGTTAAGTCATTGTACGAATCATATCAAAGAGCTAAACACTTACTCATGGAAAGAAGGAAAAGATGAGCCGGAAGATGCAAACGATCATACAATCAATGCGAATCAGTATGCATGGTTGCCATACAGAAAAATAATCGGAAGAAAGGAAAACTAAAGTGGGAATAATGGACATGATCAGAAAGGGTATGAGAAGCTTTCTCAAACTGGAACAGGCACAGCCAAATGTCATCACAATTACAGAGGCAATGACGTTTGAAGATAATGCAGCAAAGAACCAAATTTGGTATCGCGGTGACTCATACGAACTGGACCAGCTCTACAAGCAATTACCACATAGCAACATCAACTTTTGGGGAGCGACAAGTACTCCTGGGCAAGAAATTAGAAAGATTCACACAGGAATACCTGGTCTCATCGTTGATAGGTTGGTAGATATCACGCTGCACGATATGAATGATTTAGACTTTTCCGAGGAAACACAAGGAAAATTGTGGGAAGAGATTGCTGAAGATAGCAACTTCCACGATCAACTGCAGGAGGCGATTAAAGACAGTCTTGTGATGGGTGATGGTGCTTTTCGTATTTCATTTGATCCGGAACTTACAGCATTGCCTATTGTTGAATGGGTTGGTGGAGATAGAATTGAAATCATCTACAACCGTGGAAGATTGAAAGAAGTTGTTTTCCGCACGCACTTCACAGAACACAGACGGAGCTATTTGCTCGAGGAAATCTACGGATATGGTTCATTAACTTATAAGCTCTACAGGGGCGAAACTGAGCTAGATATAAGCGCGACAGAGTACACTGCTAACCTTGTCGATGTGGAGTTCGATAAATCCGTTATCTTGTGCTTGCCGTTTAAGATTTACACGTCACCTAAAGTAAAAGGCCGTGGTCAATCTATCTATGATCGTAAGACAGATGCTTTTGATAGCTTGGATGAGTCTTGGAGTCAGTGGATGGATGCTCTTCGTTCTGGACGATCACGAGAGTATATTCCTGAGAACTTACTCCCTAGAGATCCTTACACAGGCGAAATTAGTAAGGGCAATCCTTTTGACCATCGTTTTATCAAGGTCGAGACGGCTATGGGTGAGGATGCCAAAAACACAATCACATTACAACAAGCTAATATCCCGCATGAAAGTTATTTGAGTACATATGTGACTGCGCTTGATTTAGCTTTACAAGGCATTATTAGCCCATCAACACTCGGTATCGATGTCAAGAAGCTAGATAATGCTGAGGCACAACGCGAGAAAGAAAAGGCAACTCTCTATACTCGTAATGCTATTGTGACAGCTCTGCAAGATTACCTGCCAAAGTTAATCAGTATGGTTTTGAATGCTGATAGTGTGCTTAAGAAAAACCCACTACAGAAAGTCAAGGTCGACGTGCCGTTTGGTGAGTATGCTAATCCTAGTTTTGAATCGCAGGTTGAGACGGTATCCAAAGCTAAGACAGGCGGTATCATGTCGATTGAAGCGAGCGTTGAGGAATTGTACGGTGACTCAAAAGACCAGGACTGGAAAGACCATGAAGTGGCAAGAATCAAAGCGGAGCAAGGTGTGACAGAAGTCGACGTACCATCATTGAATGAAGCTGCTAACGATTTTGAGATAGAGAAGGAGGCTGAAGATGCTGAAGACAGTGACGATAGGACAGAGGATCTATCACATGAGTCAGAAGGAAGCGCAGGGACTTCTACAGATAGCGAGTGATAATGTAGAGTTTGGTATCTATGCTGTTGAGAAGAACAACAAGTTGGATATGCTCAACCTCAAAATGCCTAGTAAAACAGCTTTGAAACGACAATTGAGAAGTTTTAAGGCGCAAGGTTTTAAGGTGTACTGCAATGGCTTATGATGTATCTAAAGCATTTGAGCGAATCGAAAACGATCTGCTTGATTCTATGATTAGAAATCTCGGAAGGCATAAGGCAGAGGAAACTGCTGAAGGTTTTGAATGGGAACAATGGCAGGTCGCTCAATTGAAAGAGCTTGAACGATTTAAGCGATCCAATGCCAAAAAATATAGCAAAGAGTTTGCCAATATCAATAGCAAGATTTCTACAGCTATCCAAGAAGCCTATAAGCAAGGCATGGATGATGAGGAAATGTCTATCCTGGAAGCTATCAAGAACGGTTTTGAACTAAACAGTGAAATAGATAACCTAGGGGCTTCATTTTTCGCTATCAACGAACGAAAGTTGAATGCGTTACTTAACTCGGTTGAGCACGATATGAAGACGGCAGAGCATGCTGTATTGCGGTATACAGACGACCAGTACAGGCGCACAATATTTGATGCTCAGGTAGCAGCTAACACAGGAGCTAAGACTTACGAGCAATCAGTGGATATGGCCACCAAGGATTTTCTAAGTCGGGGAATCACATGCATCCAATACAGTAACGGGGCCATGGTTAATATCGTATCGTATGCTGACATGGCCATTAGGACAGCAACTAAAAGAGCTTACCTAATGGGTGAGGGAGTCAAGCGCCAGGAGTGGGGGGTTCATACTGTTATCTTAAACAAGCGATCGAACGCATGTCCTCTGTGTATGCCTTTTGAAGGTAAAATATTGATTGATGATGTCTGGTCAGGAGGCAGTGCGGCTGATGGTCCATATCCATTGTTAAGTTCTGCAATGGCGGCTGGTTTGTATCACCCTAACTGCAAAGATAAGCATACAACTTATTTTCCTGGGGTCAGTAGCGAGCCAGAGAAAATATTTACAAATCAGGAATTGGACGACATCAAGGAAAGACAGTTACTGGACAACAAAGTTCAGTATGCTAAGCGCCAGGAGAAACGCTTTAGCAGATTATCACAGTTCAGTCTCGATAAAGACAATGTTCAGAAGTACACATTAAGGGCGGAGGAATGGTCTAAATTTAAGTCTAATGCAGAAGAAAATCTGAAATACTTTGAAGCGGAAAAAGGATATAAATTATACCAAGAGCTTTCTCTCGAAAGTGATAGTGATTACAAGAAATTCATCAATCGTCAGAGATTGCCTAGAGATACTAGTGGCGTAGCTTCGAAGAAGATTGCAGCAGATACACGACACATGTATATCGAGGCGACTCGAAAAAAATTCAAGGATGGTACAGAACTTGGACAAGCCTTGTTTGCAAGATTAGCCGACCAGTCGGCGATTGCAACTATTGCAGAAACAGGAGTTGTGAGATATGAATCTGGAAAACTCTTCCTGAACATGTATAAGGACGTAGACGACCCTCGCGGACCTGGTACTGGTTATTTCCATGAATTTGGTCACCAAATAGACGAGAAGCTGGGTTGGGAATTCACAAAGGATAAAAAAATCCTTCAACTTCTACGTAAAGACTTTATCAATTTATCTGACGATACTATTTTCGAAGTAATCCACATCAACGATAAAGCCTCTTCGGCATCTGATATATTAGGAGCGTTGAGTGAAGGTAGAATACAAGGTAAGTATTCGCACTCGCTCGTTTACTGGGAGAAAAAAGGAAATATAGAGAGCGAGTTTTTTGCGCATGTCTTCGAGGCACAATTTGATAGTGAACGAAGAGAAATACTTGAAAAAACTTTTCCTGAGAGTTATAATTATGTTATAAATAAACTAAAGGAGAGGTAGTCATGCGGATTATCGAAAGCTATCAACGTGTAGCAGAAAAAGCAGATACATTTAGCGACATCTTTGGATATCGTTTAGTAGCCCCGATTTTTCCTGTAGCGGCTATCTATGGACCACAAGAAGAGAGCGATATCTTTGAAGCAAAATTGGACAAATGTATCAAAGATCAATACGATTATTTTGCAGATGAGTACGGCTATGATTCAGATGAGAAAAGACGTAGACTGCAACGTGAGAAGTATGTATTTTACGATTGTTAATATCACAGAGCGCCGATAAGGTGCTTTTTTTGTACTCAGAAAGGAATAAAAATGTTAGAAAAAGCAAAACAATTGGCATCACAAGAATTTTCGCGCTTATCAGGTCGTGAAATCAAAGCAGAAGATTGCTTTGTAGTTTGGTTCAGCAAGACCCTGCAAAACTGGAAAGCTCTTGTTAGTACGAACACGATTACATCAAGCGAGCCTTGTGGAAATTATGCAGAAATCACGCATAACGGAGATAAGAAAGAGACTTATGTGGATGTTTACGCAAAGGTTTCAAACCGTGCCATTAAAGATTAGGAGGTGATCTAACATCTTGACTGGCAGGAATAGACTGCTATAAATCACTATAAACCGTGTCGAATTCGAGGCGGTTTTTCTTATACTCTAACCGTATGGAATCCCGTACGGTTTTCTTTTTGTCCGAAGACTAAAAACTACGTGGAGACACCAGCGACAATAACTGAAATAGGGAGACACCCTTAAAACTGAAAGGAGAACGCTATGTTCAAACGCAAACTATTTTTCCATAATGCAGATACAGGAACTGGCTCTGCAGGTGGACAAGACACGTCAAGCCAAACTCAACCAGCTAGCACTCCTGAGATTGACTATGACAAAATTGCTAGCATTGTCGAAGGCAAGCAAAGGATTGCTGAAGACACCGTGCTAAAAAATTACTTTAAGCAGCAAGGATTGAGTGGTGAAGAAATGGCTCAAGCTATTACTGCTTTTAAGTCGCAGAAAGCTGATGCAACACCAGACGTCAAATCACTACAGCAACAGTTAACGCAGGCGCAAGCAAGTGCATTACAAGCTAATTTAGAGCGAAATCTACAATTAGCAGCAATCGAGGAAGGATTGCCTGTTGGTGTACTACCTTATGTGATGAAATTGGCTGATACATCAACTCTCACACTTGAATCGAAACCAGAAGATTTCAAAGCTATTGTCGCAAAAGTTCTGGAAGACGTTCCTGCACTGAAGCCAAACAAAGAAGAATCAACTGGGTTTCAACAAATCGGATCTACCGGTAAAACACAACAAACTAGCCAAACTGATGCCATTGCTGCAGCATTTGGTCTTTAAGAAAAGGAGAATTAAATTATGACAGTTTATAACTACGCAGAACAATTCGAACAAGCTTTGCATCAAAAATATGCAAAAGAACTTGCGTCTGTAGATTTGTTTAACTCAAATCCGCAAGTGAAATTTATCAACGCTCAAACAATCAAGCTGCCAAACATCACAGTATCTGGTTACAAAGACCACAATCGTCAAACTATCGGTTTTAATTCTGGAACAATCTCAAACGATTGGGAACCAAAGAAACTCGAACATGACCGCGACATTGAATTTGCAATCGATCCTATGGATGTTGATGAAACAAACCTTGTCGTCTCTATTGCCAATGTCCAAAACACTCTGGAAACTGAACAAGGTATTCCTGAGAAAGATTGCTACGTGTTCTCAAAACTCTACACAGAAGCTGGAAAGTATGCCGCTAACGGTGCCACTATCGACACTACAACATTGACTGCAGAAAATATCTTGCAAAAATTTGATGATGCCATGGAAAAAATGGACGAAGCAGGCGTCCCATCTGAAGGTCGCATTTTGTACGTCACTCCAGCTGTCAACAAGCTCTTCAAGCAGGCTAAAGACATCCAACGCGTGCTAGGAGTGAATGGTTCAAATGGCGACGTCAAACGCTCTATCTACAGCCTTGATGACGTTAAAATCAAACAAGTGCAATCAGCTCGCATGAAATCACAATACAACTTTACAAATGGTTGTGTCGCAACAGATGAGGCGAAACAAATGAACTTCATCTTAATCCACCCATCTTGTGAAGTTGCTCGTGAAAAATACTCTTACATCAAAGTATTTACACCAGGACATGACTCACGTACAGCTGACAACTACTTGCTCCAATCTCGCTTCTACATGGATGCATTCTTGATTAAGAATAAAGCAGCGGGTATCTTTATCAACGCGACAGCGTAAGAAAGGATGGTGTAGTATATGGCATTAAAAGCAATTAAGGGCGCTCGCGTCTATGATATCGATGAGTCAGCGATCAATGATTTTGTTGGTCGTGGCTTTGAAGTTTACGAAGATGGTGAACTTAAATATGGTGAATCTGTAGACAAGGTGTCAAAAGAGGAGCATGAAAAAGTTTTGGCTGAATTGAAAAATGCTAAGGATGAGATCAAGAAGCTCAAAGGAGCTAAGGAGTAACAGTCATGTATGCTAGTCCAGATTATTACAAAAAGACGTTTGTTGGTGTGATTTCTGCTAATCCAGAAGTTCTGGCTAGCAAACTTAAATCAGCTTCTGACAAGATTGATATACTTACGTTCAACAGAATCCGTGGCATTGGATTCGACAATCTGACACCATTTCAGCAGGAAGTTATCCAAAAGGCTTGTTGTCAGATTGTTGACTTTGAGGAGGTTAATGCTGATTTGATAGCTACTACAGTTTCAAACTACAGCATTAATGGTGTGTCAATGCAATTTGGATCAAGTTGGAATATTGCTACAGAGCAAGGTATTGTTATTTATCGCAAAACCTATGAACTTTTGAAACAAACAGGATTGACGAGGAGGGTTATTTGATGAAATTTCCACAACTTGTCTTACCTCAATTTTGCCAGACACCAATCACAATCACAGTCAACCAAGAAGGAGTTTCTGAAGACGGCGAACCTTTGGAGGCGTTTAGAGAAAATCTAAAATGCAATTATCAGGACGGTGTCAAAACAGTCCTAACTGAGCAGAAGAAGCTGGTCCAAATTACTGGGTCAGCCTATTTTGTTGGTGATATTGCACCGGATTTGGCTACATTAAGCGGAGGGACTGCAATTATATTTGGTATTGCCAGGAGGATTGCCGATAGTCGGAAAGCTAGAAATCCAGACGGGACTGTTAACTATACTTACATCGGATTGGAGTGATGCTATGTTTGCGAAGTCTACAGTAAAGCTATATTTTGGCACTATCCGCAAACTGGAAAGAGCTCAAATCATAGCATTGGAACAGACTGCTGAATACCTGCATACAGAAGTTGTGCAGGCGCAGGTAGTGCCTTTTGATAAAGGTGTGTTGCAAGGAGATGCAATGGCTCCAGACTACTCACGTTCATCCCAAGGAGTAGTAAGCCTGGTACATTCTACTCCTTACGCAAGACGATTGTACTTTCATCCTGAATATCAATTCCAGACGAAAGAAAATCCTCATGCAAAAGGAAAGTGGTTTGAGGACTGGGCTGATGGTGGCAAGAAGTCACACAAAATAAAACAAGCCTATGGGCGACTTTACAAACAAATCACGGGGGTTTAAGCATGATTACACTAGCTGAAGTCCGTGACTGGATTAAAACATTTAATGCAGCTAACAACTACTACATTGGCAAGCTTGATAATAAGCAAGAAAACAGTATAGGAATCTATCAACGAAAGACAATCGATGGTCCTCGGGTAGCAATCGGAGGCAGATCACTGGCAAGCTATGATGTCAAATCAATCAGCATTTTAATTCACTGGAACAAGAATGCGAATGAGACAGAGAAGCGTGCTCAGTACCTCTATAATCGTCTATTTGAGGCAGAATCGGTTGTTATCGGTGGAACACCTATTAAGATGATCGCTTTGTTACAGAACGAGCCTGTGGACGTAGGAACAGATGATAATAACGTGTATGAGCGTGTTATCGAGCTTGATTTATATTACGAAAGAGAGGGCAACTAATGGCTCAGAAAACTGGGGTATTCCCCGTATATGAAAACCAGTTCCAAGTAAACAAAGGAACTGCAGGACTTGAATCACTTGTTGATATTGCAGACATGGAATCATTTTCAGTATCATTTGACAATGGTGTTGAAGAATGGAAACCATTTGACCAAAAAGGTTGGACACGTCGTTTGATGACTGCGAAGTCAGTTACAATTTCTGTTTCTGGTAAACGAAATGTAGGTGATGCAGGTAACGACTACATCGCAGGTCTTGCGTTTAAAAATGGTCGCGATTCTGAAGCGGACTTTCAATGGACTTTCCCGGATGGAACCAAAATCAAATTTAAAGACGCGGTTATCAATCTTAAGGACTTTATCTCGGGGGATTCAACTGGCGTTGCACCATTGTCATTTGATGTTATGTCAAATGGTAAACCGGAAGTGGTGCCAGCAGGTTAAATTAGAGGGTTTCGACCCTCTTTTTATTTTTAAGGAGGAAATATGGTTGAAGCTGAAGAAACCAACGCAACAGCAATCGTCGCTTTTATTGATATCGATACAGGTATCGAATACAAGGCTGGAGATACCGTTGATTTAAGTGGTAAATCCAAGGAGCGAATCGAAGCTATGGCAACCAAAGAAAATCGAACTGGTCAAGTACTGATCAATATTTTATCTGAAGAAAAGGAATTTGAATAATGGCAAAAGTAATTGATATTACAGAAAAACTTAATTTTGAAGAAAATCCAAAATTGAAAATTAAAGATGCTGAAATTGAAGTCAATACAGATGCAACAACTGTACTGACTCTGATGCAGACTATTGGCGATGAAAAAGGCACTCCATCTGCCAAAAAAATGATGGAAATGTTTGAGCTAATCTTCCCTGAGAATAGTCGTAAAACACTTGATAAAATGCGTTTGAACTTTGCTGATTTAACTACAGTTATTGAAGCTGCGATGACATTGGTAATGGGTGAAGAAGAATCGGGAGAACAGTGAGCCATACTATGACCTATTTGAGGATTTCGATTTAATCGTTAGTTCTCTGAGGACACAGTATGGCTTATCTGTATACTCTAATGAATTCAAGAATATGAAGTGGAAAGAGTTCAAGGCTCTCTTAGCAGGTTTGTCCGGAGAAACACCGCTTGGTCGAATTGTCCAAATTCGGAGCGAAGATGACCCTAAAATGCTAGAAGCATTTTCAGAAGGTCAGCACCGTATTCGAAACGAATGGAGATTGAGACTTGCCAAAGAGAAGACAGAACAAGATTTGACTCAAGTTCTTGAAGAATTAAAACAAGCCTTTGTTGAGATGGCTAAGTAGGAGGTGATAGCTATTGGCACAGACAGTTGGCCAGATTGGTCTTGACCTTGTCGTCAACGACAAACAATTTAAAGGGCAGATGAGTGGCTTGCAAGGGATGGCGACAAAAGCTGCCAAAATGCTTGCGGGTGCATTTGCGATCAAGAAACTTGTTGATTTTGGAGCTCAAGCTATCAAGCTCGGCTCAGATCTCAACGAAGTGCAAAACGTTGTTGACGTTGCTTTCCCACGCATGAGCAAGCAAGTCGATGACTTTGCAAAACAAGCTATGTATACCTCTGGGTTATCAGAGACCATGGCGAAGCGATACACCGGTACATTTGGTGCGATGACTAAAGCTTTTGGTTTTAGCGAACAAAAAGCTTACGAGATGTCAACAGCCTTAACTAGTTTAGCGGGCGATGTGGCATCTTTTTATAATATTAGTCAAGATGAAGCCTACACAAAGCTGAAATCAGTCTTTACTGGTGAAACAGAGACGCTTAAAGATTTAGGTGTGGTCATGACTCAATCAGCTCTTGATGCGTATGCGATGGCTAACGGCTTTGGAAAGACGACACAAGAAATGTCTGAGGCTGAAAAAGTTGCTTTGCGGTTTGCATTTGTAACAGACAAACTTTCGCTAGCTAGTGGTGACTTCGCTAGGACATCGGATAGCTGGGCCAATCAAGTCAGGATCATGAAGCTACAGTTCGAAAGCTTTATGGCAAGCGTCGGAGCTGGTTTGATCAACATTTTTACCCCTGTCATCAAAGTCATTAACTTTTTGCTCAGTAAATTGCTTACAGTAGGTAATGCTTTTAAAGCATTGACGGAGTTATTTACTGGCAAGAAGTCTATGAAAGGCTCCGGTATCCAAGAAACTGCCGATGCGGTTGGTAATTTAGGAGAGGCTTCTGATGGTGCAGCAGGAGGAGCGGGCAATTTAGGAAAAGCAGCCAAAGGAGCCGGAAAGGCTGCGGATGGAGCTGGTAAAGCAGCTAAGAAAGCTGCCCAAGAAATGAAATCTCTCATGGGATTTGACCAAATCAATAAACTATCTGACTCATCCGATAGCGGAGATGGTGGTGGAGATTCCGGAGGCGGTCCTGGTGGTTCAGGCGGCGGAGGTGGTGGAACACCTAAAGGCGCTGAAGTCGACATGGGGAAAATTGCTGAAGGCGGGAATCAATTAGACGGTCTATTTGATGGATTGTTTAAACGATTGCTTGAACTCGTCAAATTGTTTCAGGACGGTTTCAATGCTTCATTTAGATTTGATGGTATCGAACGTATCACAAACGCCCTTGGTCGAATCCGAAAGACCATGGAAGAAATCGCTACTGATCCACGAGTAGTCAATGCTTTTAATGTCATGACTGAGAAGATAGCATACTCCCTAGGGCAGATTACAGGCTCTCTAGCAACGGTCGGAGTTGGTATCGGTGTTTTCCTTGCTGAAAGTATAGCAAACGGCCTAGAGAGACAAAAAGAGCGTATTATCCGCTCTCTAGTGGCTCAGTTTGAGAACACAGGTAATATGTTTGCATCGGCTGGGAATATCGCTCAGGCATTCGCAGACGGATTTTACGATGTTATGACATCTGCAGGTGCAATTCGTATTGGTAGTTCAATCGTATCTTCTGTTCTAGCGATTCAGACTAGCATTGTAGAGATTGGTTTCAAACTCGGCGGTGACCTTATGCAAGGCATTGAGCGAATAATTACTGATAATATGCCAGGGGTGGCAAGTATCATTTCAGAAACTCTATCCGACATTGCTCCAGTCTTTGAAAGTGCTGAACAAGCAATTAATGACATGTCTGATTCAATCAGCCGTGTGTATGACCAATACATTCGCCCGACGATTGAATCATCGACTAAAGCCATATCTGGCATTATTGGTGTGTTTGTTAACGGTTGGAATAATCATATACAGCCCGTTATCAAAAAAATCGGTCAAGGATTCTCAGATACGATTGGCAAGCACATTTCACCGCTGATCCAAAAGATTTTGGATATGGTTGCAAGTTTCCAAGAGATGTCGCAAGTCATCAATGCTTACGTGGCACCAATCATCAGCTTTATCGTAGAGCAATTGACAAGAGTTTTGGCTCCTGCAATTGAATACATAGGAGAAGTTTGGCGTGTTCTATCTAACACTATCTCTGATGTTTTAGGAGGCATAGCTGACTTCCTAAAGGGTGTGTTTGATATTATCACCGGTATTCTTACCAGTGATATGGGCAAGATTTTCGACGGTTTCACTGAAACGGGCGATGCCATCATGAACATCTTGTCTACAATCTTAACTGGATTGTTGGATTTAACAGTAGCAGTTCTGAAGTTCATTTGGGACACAATTGTGGCAATCTTCCAAGGAATTTGGGATGGCATTGTAGCTATCTTCACACCTCTTGGCGAATGGTTCGCAGAACGCTGGAACGACATCACAACTGTTTTAGCAGACGTGGCTAAGTGGTTTGGCGACATGTTCCAGAAAGCATGGGACGCTATCGTTAATATCTTCACGCCAATCGGCTCATGGTTCGGACAACGTTGGGCCGACGTGACTAGTGCTTTAGCTAATATTGGGGCATGGTTTACTGACATGTTCCAAAAAGCATGGACTGGGCTAACAAACATCTTTAGCAAAATAGGTTCTTGGTTCTCTCAACGCTACAATGAGTTAAAAAGCAATCTTGCTTCGATTCCTGATTGGTTTAAAGAAAAATTCCGCAATGCGTGGACAGGTTTGACAGGTATCTTCAATCCTATTGCAAGTTGGTTTGCTGGAAAGTGGAGTAATATTCAATCTGCTCTTGCTAGTATACCAGGGTGGTTTTCTTCAAAATTCCGCGAAGCATATAACAATGTCAAGAATGCATTTTCTGGCATTATCGGGTTCTTTAGTGGACTTTGGGGGCAAATACGTTCAACGTTTACTCATGTTGGAACCATGGTTGGAAGCGCCATTGGTGGTGCTGTACGTAGCGTTATTAACGGGGTGCTTGGCACGGTAGAAAGCACAATCAATAGTGGTATCAGCTTGCTCAACGGCGCTATTAGCGTGATTAATAAATTACCTGGTGTAAATATCGGTGGTTTTAGTTACATTGGACTACCGCGACTTGCTCAAGGTGGCTTTGTTAAGGCCAACACACCACAAATTGCCATGATTGGTGACAACAAGCATTACGGTGAGATTGTTGCTCCGGAAAATAAAATGCTTGAAATGGCACGTCGTGCAGCGGAATTGTCAAATAATGGCGGTGGACCAGAAGTTCTAGCCTTACTGACACAGTTGTTGCAAGCTGTTCGTGCTCTTGATTTGACAATTGATGGTGATAAAATCACCAAGAAAATTGTAGATAAAATCAATGAAATTGCAATTAAAACAGGGGAATCCCCCCTCATGATTTAGGAGGTATGCATGAGTGAAATATCAGTAGGTGGAGTAGCTCTTGCTTCTCCAGTTGAAATCAGTATCAATAATGAGATTATCTGGTCGTCTTCTACCGGTCGTAGTGCTAGTGGATTGATGACGGGTGACGTCATTGCAGAAAAACGTACATTCTCCATCAAATGGGGAATTATCACAGAAGCAGAAAGAAATCTTATCAAGTCTAAATTGGTAGCCGGATTTTTTACTGCAAACATTTTAGGACAATCTATCACTGGTTACCGTGGAACTATCACAGAGACAGTAATGGGACGTCTGAGTGACGGTGTGACCTATTACAACGGATTATCTGTATCTATTATCGAGCAGTAGGAGGAATTATGCTAGAAGTAACATCAGATTATATCAAAGCAATAGAGAACCATCTACGCGTGTTTGAGGCTAACTTTGACTTAAATGGTAAGAGATACACAAAAACCAAAATTGCATCAGCTACTTACGACAGTTCCATTAGTAATGGTAATGATTTTACAATTGGTGGTGGATACATCAACAGCCTAGAAATTGAAATTAAAGAGATTATTGAAGATCTGCAAGAAATGATGCCGGCAACCATGTCGGTAGCAATTGCGGGTAGAGTTGTTCCGCTAGGTAAGTTTTTTGTCACTGAGGTTAAGTTAGATCGTAATGATAAAAAGACCAAAATTAAGCTACGGGACGAGTTTATTAGATTGTCCGGCGCTTATGATAGTCAGCTTACTTATCCAGCTTATACAAGGGATATTTTAGCAGAAATCGTGAGATTGACAGGTATCACGACAGATACTAATATCCAATTAGTAAATGATCAAGTTGCGAAGAAACTAGAAAAAACAAGTTATCGTGAGGCATTAGTTTATTTGGCGCAATTATCAGGAAGCTTCGTCAGATTTAATCGTAATGGGAAGCTTGATTTTATCAAGTTAAAGACAACATCAAGACATATCACAAAAGATATGTATAAGCCAGGTGGATTAGAACGTGACGAGATACCTTACAGGTTGAAAGGTATTGAGTGTGAGTCTGCTGATAAGGTTGTATATAAATCAGGATTTTCCACAGGTAATATCATGAAGTTAAAAAATCCATGGGTTACACAAGAAATTCTGGATCGTATCTTCAATGAATACCGTGATTTTAATTTTTATCCATATACGCTCTCATGGCGAGGCGATATGGCTATGGAAGCTGGTGACTGGGTTACAGTACACTGGGATGAAAATATCTATTTTGACATTCCAATGCTGTCCTACAAACTTTCGTTTGATGGTGGTTTATCTGCTAATAGTAGTGGAAATGCTGCTGGGGTTGCACAAGGTACTTATAAATATAAGGGGGCCATGCAACGTCAAATTGAGTATTTGGACGAACTTATCACTAAACAAGGTAGTATGTATCTTGATACATCAAGCCCTACCAAACCAAAAAATGGAGATATATGGTTTAAACCAAACGGTGGCTATGTTGAAATGTGGGAGCGTGTAGAAGGTTCATGGGTTAAAAAGGCAGACAGCGCTAATGTAGGAGAAATTGTCAATACGATAACCACGGATGAATTGCTAGCAAAAAAAGTCTCTGCAGCAATTGGTAATTACATTACGCTAAATGCCAAAAATATAACTGCTGGAGATCTGGATTTAGCACGTTTGCGAATCATGAATGGTTTGCAAGAGATTGTTTCCGTACGTGACGGCAAAGTTGTAATGAACATTGATAAGCTCACAATAAACTCTAAAGACGTAGCAACGAAAGAAGATCTAAAAAAAATTGAACTGACTCCTGGACCTCAGGGGGAACGTGGGCAACAGGGGGTGCCTGGTATCCAAGGTTTGCGAGGCCCTAAAGGCGACCCTGGACCACAGGGAGCAATAGGTCCTAAAGGAGATCGAGGGGAGAAAGGGGAGCGTGGCTTACAAGGACTCCAAGGTTTGCAAGGTGTCAAGGGCGACCAAGGTATCCCAGGACCTAAAGGAGCTGACGGTCGAACACAGTACACTCACGTTGCCTACGCCGATACTATTTCAGGTAGTGGATTTAGCCAGACAAACGCCGACAAGGCATATATTGGGGTGTACTTTGATTTTAACTCAACTGACAGCGTCAACCCTGCTGACTATCGCTGGACGAGATGGAAAGGTCGTGATGGCGCCGATGGACTACCAGGTAAAGCTGGAGCAGATGGAAGAACGCCTTATGTTCACTTTGCGTATTCTGACAATACGGATGGTTCTGGTTTGACAACGACAGATAACGGACAGCGTTATTTTGGTCATTATTCAGATTATGAGAAACCTGATAGCACAGATAAAACGAAGTACAAATGGGCTGATCGTTGGGCGAAGATTTCTGGTGGAAATCGGAACTATTTCAAGAACGGCAGAACTCAGCAAATCAACACAGGAAATCGTGAAACGTATGATATGCGGACTTTTATCGTTGATGATTTTTGGAAAAATCCAGACAGATTAAAACCAAATTATGTTCATATCTCATTTGAAATTAGCCTATCTCCAGCGCTAGCAAAAGATACACAGGCTAGCGTACATTTTTCGGCTGCCCCTTGGTACAGTAACAGACTCACACTCAAAGCTGGAGTTACTACTCCGCAAAAATTTGAGTTTATTATCGATTTGTCAAAAGCTAATGAAACATACAAGACAAATAATGTTTTTATCAGATTTGGCACAAATTACGGTTTCCCAGCTAATCAGACTGTCACGCTTGAAAATGCCATGTTATCCATAGGTACCAACTTTCTTGGCTATGTCAAAGCCATTGAAGATGTTGAAACTGACATCAATTCCAAAGCTGACCATAAATTGACTAATGACCAATTAAATGCTCTAGCTGAAAAAGCTCAACTTCATGACGTAGAATTAAAAGCTAAAGCGACAATGGATCAGTTCAGTGATTTAGAAAAAGCCTATAATGCTTTTGTAAAATCAAATGCAGAAAGCCAAAAAAAATCTGAATCTGATTTAATCGAAGCGGGCAGAAGAATTGAGTTTTTATCAATAGAATTTGGTGGCTTGAAAGAGATGAAAAAGTTCATCGATACCTATATGAGTGCTTCAAATGAGGGGCTTATCATTGGAAAGAACGATGCTAGTTCATCAATAAAGGTCAGTCATGATCGAATTTCCATGTTTTCTGCAGGTAAGGAAGTAATGTATATTTCGCAAGGTGTAATCCATATTGACAACGGGATTTTTACCGCGTCAATTCAAATTGGACGCTTTAGAACAGAACAGTATTATCTTGATAAAGATGTGAATGTTGTTCGTTATGTAGGAGGTTAAAAAGAGGAAAATGACTAAATTTATCAATTCTAGTGGCCCATTGCACTTGAACCTTTACATAGAACAAATTAGTCATGGAGAGTTAGACATTGCTAATAACTCTTCAAGAGTTAGATGGAGAGCGACCGTAGACCGTGATGGAGCTTATCGAACGTGGACATACGGGAACATCAGTAACCTGTCAGTCTGGTTAAATGGCTCAAGTGTTCACAGCAGTCACCCTGATTACGATACGTCAGGACAAGAGGTAACCCTTGCGAGTGGGGAAGTGACTGTTCCTCATGATAGTGATGGAACTAAAACCATGTCGGTCTGGGCATCTTTTGACCCTAATAACGGAGTTCATGGAAACATTACAATTTCGACGAATTATACACTCGACAAAATTCCTCGGTCTACGCAAATTTCTAGCTTAGAGGGGAATCGAAATTTAGGGTCACTTCATACCGTCATATTTAATCGAAAAGTGAACTCCTTTACTCATCAGGTCTGGTATAGAGTTTTTGGAAGCGATTGGATAGACTTGGGGAAAAATCATACTACTAGCGTTTCATTTACTCCTCAGCTTGACTTGGCTCGATACCTGCCTAAAACAAGTTCGGGAGTGATGGATATATGTATTCGAACATATAATGGAACTACTCAAATAGGCAGCGACGTCTATTCGAATGGATGGTACTTTAAAATCCCAGACAGTGTAAAGCCTACCTTCACAGGTCTTTCATTAACTGACATGAATACGGTCGCAAGACAGCTTTTGAGTGGAAATGACTTTTTACAAATAATTTCAGATATCCAAGTAAACTTCAACAATGCGTCTGGCGCCTATGGATCTACTATTACAGGATATCGAGCTGAAATTGTTAATAAAAAAATGGTCGTAACTAAAAACGGTGGTAGTTTTGGTATCATGAACTTCAGCGGTTTGGCGACCATTCGAGCTTATGTTGTCGATAGTCGGGGTAAACAATCAGATACTAAAGATATTACTATCAACGTGATTGAGTATTATGCCCCCTCCTTTAGCTTCTCCGCACTTAGAACTAGAGGCAATCCAAATACATTGCAAGTGTTAAGAAATGCCCGAATAGCCCCTATAATGCAGTCAGGAAAGCAAAGGAATGTAATGTCCTTAACTTTCAAAGTTGCTCAGATAGGTAATGAGAATTTCACGGATGATAATGGTAGTGCATCTGGTAATTTTACAAGTGTTCATACATTGACTAACTCAGCTGCTAACATGGCGGGGAATTATCCATCGAATAAATCCTTTGTGATTATTGGTAAGCTTGAAGACAAGTTTACAAGCGTTGAATTTTCTACAACAGTAACAACTGAAAGCGTAGTAATGTCCTATGATAAGAACGGGCGTGTAGGCATTGGTAAGGTTGCAGAATTTGGGAAACCGGGCTCGGTAGATGTTCTGGGTGATATCTACTCAGACGGACAACAGGTTCAGCAATTTCAGTTGACACAGAATAACGGGAACTCCTTAAATGCTGGAGGGGATTGGAACAGTAGGACAAATGCTGGCATATTCATGGGTTATAATTTAGCTAACTCTCCTCAAGGAGGTAATGGATGGAAACATGTGCAAGTATTCAAACACAATGACAACTGGGTAGTACAAGTAGCCTATGATTTTGGAGGTGAAATAGGGGCAATCCGTGCGAAAGTAAATGGAACATGGAAACCTTGGAAGTATCTTGCTACCAAAGATGATGTTTCAAGGATGCTCGCTTCAACTAACTGGCAAAATGCTAATTTACAAAATGGATGGGTTCATCATCCTGAGTATGAAAAAATCCAATTTTCAAAAAGTTTTGACGGGATTGTTTATTTAAGAGGGACTTGTAAAGGAGGAAAGACTACCCGTGAGTCAACTATCTTCACTTTACCTGAAAATTTCAGACCATCCACAACATTATTTAAGACCGCACTAAACAATGATTATGGTTCTGCGGTTATCGGAATCTATCCAAGTGGAAACGTAGTAGTCAAGGGTAACGTTGACGCTACATGGCTCAACTTTGATAATGTTTCATTCAAAATTTAAAAAGGAGGAAATATGAAACTAGAATACGGGACAAAGTCCTTGGAATATGACGGCAGCGGAAAAGAATCCGCTACAAAGGTCACATTAGTCAATTCAGAAGGTGCTATCGTACCTATCTTGCTACCAGCTGATAAAATCGGTTCGTCAAATACAGAGCTTTTTGAAATGGCTCTTGAGGCTCTTTATCAAGAAAACTTCCCAAACCGAGCTGAAAATGAGCGCTTTAGTACGATTGAGCAAGAGCTGCAAAAAAACAAAGAGGCAGTTGATAAAACTGGACAAGTTACAACTGAAACAAAAGAAAACCTTGATGCAGCCTCAGGGATCATTGAGATCATGATCGCTTTGTCAGTATATCAAAATGGAGGTATGCCTACCTTTGCCTATGGGAAAGTAGCAAATTTCATCAAGCCTCTGATCAAAAACAATCGCTATTTAAATGGTGACATAGTAGCGATGCCTTATCCGCACGATGGCAATCCAAAATGGCCACAAGGTACGCAGACTATCTTCAAATTCCAAATGCAAGCGACAGAGGGCTATACCTACAAGGATCAAGCGATCTCTGATATGTTGCAACAAGGTGTGCTTACTGTGGTTATGCCAAGGATTGAGTAAAAGGAGGTTATATGCCGATTGAAGAAGCTGAAAAAATCGCTCAAAGTCAGGTAGCTTGGGCGATTTTGTTTGTCTTGCTTTTCTTTATTATCATTCGATATCTAATCAAGACTTCGGACAAGCGAGAGAAGAAGATTATGGATTTGCACGAGCAATCAAAGGCCGACTCTAACAGACGAGAAGAGCGTTTGATGACTCACCTAGAAAAAACCACTACAGAATTAACCACAATAACTCACACGGTCGGAGACATTCAAAAAGAAATGGTCCGCATGAACGACCGCATGGAAGAAATCGAAAAAGGAGAATAACACATGCAACAAATTACTGAAATCATTATTGCTTCAGCTACTGGAATCTTGACTGTTTTGGCTGGTATCGCAGTCAAGGCAGTCAAGGACTACCTGGTTCAAAAAGGTGGAGAGAAGACCATCAAAATCGTTGAAATCTTGGCTAAAAACGCAGTAAATGCCGTAGAGCAGGTCGCCTCTGAGACTGGCTATAAAGGTCAAGAGAAGCTGGAACAGGCTCGCGATAAAATCCGTGCTGAACTAACCAAGTATGGTATCAGCATGACTGATCGTGAGCTTGATACATTTATCGAGGCGTCGGTTAAAGAAATGAACGATGCTTGGAAAGGGGAATAACAATGGATATTGATACAAGTAGACTAAGAACTGACTTACCACAAGTGGGGGAGCAACCATACAGACAAATTCATGCACACTCAACAGGAAATCCAAATTCAACTGCCCAAAACGAAGCAGACTACCACATGCGCAGACCAGCTGATTCTGGCTTCTTTTCTCACGTCGTTGGTAATGGTCGTGTGATGCAAACTTGGTACACCGACCGTGGTGCCTGGGACGTAGGTGGTGGCTGGAACGTAGAGGGCTACGGCCAGGTTGAACTGATTGAAAGTCACGAAACCAAAGAAGAGTTCATGCGGGATTACAAGCTATATGTTGAACTACTGCGCAACCTTGCTGATGAAGCAGGGATTCCGAAAACTCTTGACTCTGACAGCTTAGCAGGAATCAAGACACATCAGTATTGCACATACAATCAACCTCGAAACTACTCAGACCATGTGGATCCATACCCTTATTTAGCCAAATGGGGTATCAGTCGTGAGCAATTCAAGAAAGACATCGAAGGCGGTCTATCTGAAGCAGGCTGGAAACGTAATGAAACTGGCTGGTGGTGGGAGGAATCAGACGGCTCTTATCCGACAAATTGCTGGAAGCAAATCAACAACGAGTGGTTCCGATTTGATAATAGTGGCTATTGCTTGATTAACCGTTGGTTCTTTGATGAAAAAGACTGGTTCTATCTCGATAAACGTGGGGCAATGGTGACAGGCTGGATGTTCCTCAACCATCGCTGGTATTTCTTCAAAGCAGATGGCCGCATGGCTAAAGGTTGGGTTAAATATCGTGAAACCTGGTACTTCATGGAAGAAAAAGACGGCTACATGCTTTCTAAACAATTCGTCAAATCGGGCGACGGCTGGTATTATTTGAAGGCAAACGGTGAATTACACACGGATCCTGAATTCAAAACAGAACCAGATGGTCTTATCACAGTAGTTGATAAACCAAAAGAAGAAAAATAAAAAAACAGAAAGGACTTTCAAATTAGATTACACCAACCGCAGGCTGTTTGGCTTGCGGTTTTTTTGTTTGCTCTGAAAAGGGGCAAAAAAGGGGCAAAAATGCTGTAAAATGTCGTTAGTCCACGTAAGAATCTTGTATATGATTATTATTTTTACTTGATTTTAGTGTATATTGTAAATGATTGTATCGTAGCGTATCTTCATAAGTTGTTGTGTGCTCTTTTTTCGTGCTTTTTTCGAATAAATAAGATAAAATAGCCTAGAATAAATGATTATAGAAAAGAGAAAAATATGAAAATTCGTGGTTTTGAATTGGTTTCGAGTTTTACTGATAAAAATTTACTACCGAAGCGTGAGACAGCTCATGCGGCTGGTTACGACTTAAAGGTTGCGGAACGCACCGTGATTGCGCCAGGAGAGATTGTCTTGGTTCCGACAGGTGTTAAGGCTTATATGCAACCGACAGAAGTGCTCTATCTCTATGATCGTTCATCAAACCCTCGCAAAAAGGGCTTGGTCTTGATTAACTCGGTTGGGGTCATTGATGGGGATTATTATGGAAATCCTGGAAATGAGGGACATATCTTTGCGCAGATGAAAAATATTACCGATCAGGAAGTGATTCTCGAAGTTGGGGAACGTGTGGTTCAGGCTGTCTTTGCACCATTTTTGATTGCAGACGGAGATGAGGCAGATGGCGTGCGAATTGGTGGATTTGGATCGACAGGGCATTAAGATGAAGATTATCTTTGTACGTCATGGGGAGCCAGATTATAGTATGCTTGATAAACTTGAAAATCCGCGACTCTATAGTGGTTTTGGTCGTGATTTAGCACCATTGACAGAAAAAGGTCGCAGTCTGGCAAAAGAAGTTGCTAAAACTGCATGTTTTGGAAAGGCAGAGATTATTATTTCATCGTCTGTGACGAGGGCTTTAGAAACAGCCCATTATATAGCGGTTGAAACAGGATTGGACTTATTTGTGGAGCCGTTTTTTCATGAGTGGCGTCCAGACTTAGATGGCACTAACTCTGATTTAACTAGTGTATTGGTAGCTCATGAATATTATCTAAAACATCAAGGAGGTTTATCTGAAGATTCTCCTTATCGCTATGAAACTGATCTAGAGATGCGTCATCGTTTTTTAAGAGCTTTGGAAAAATATAAAAATTATAAAACTATTATCATTGTAACTCACGGAATGCTCATGCGCCAGTTTGTGCCAAATGAGAAGATTGATTTCTGCCAAGTAATTGAGTGTGAGTTAGAGATATAG